ATTAGTATATGCAAAAAGATTCTAATAATAAAGAAACGGAAAACGAAAATGAAAATCAGGAGTATTTATTATGGAAGAAAACCTATGGTTATGAGTGGTATGGTGACGCCGTGCGTGGGAGTGTGCCAACTAAACCTGAATAAGGTTTGTGTTGGTTGTGGTAGATCTATAGAAGAAATACGAGAAGCATATGAAAAAATCATTACAAAAAAATAGTATATATAATGACTATGATGCTGATGGGGATGGTATTGTTACCGATGCAGAATTAGAACAAGCTAAGATGATTAAAGAAACTGAAGTAGCTTTACGTAAACAACTTGCCCAACTTAGGATGGCAAAGTGCACATTAATAGGTATGGGCTTATTTACAGTTGTTATGTTTTTTGTTGATATAGATAGGGTAAACGCTTTATCTGATATAAGTAACTTATTTTATATAAGTGGCGCAGGAATCGTAGGAGCTTACATGGGTACTACTGCATGGATGAATAAAAAATAGGAGGACATTATGTCTATAGAAAAATCAGGTGAAAGATTTTCTGGTTATAATAAAGCAAAACGTACACCAAGCCATAAAACTAAATCTCATGCTGTACTAGCAAAAGAAGGCGATCAAATTAAATTAATTAGATTTGGGCAGCAAGGCGTAAGCGGAGCAGGATCTAATCCTACAAGCGCTAAAGATAAAGCTAGAAAGAAATCTTATTATGCTAGGCACAACGCTCAAGGTAAACCTACAACAAAGTTGTCGGCAAAATATTGGTCTCACAAAGTTAAATGGTAATAGATAAGAGTTTAACATGAACATAAATACATTAAGGGAAGAATTAAAAATTGACGAAGGCTACAAAGAATACATTTATCTCGATCATCTGCAGCTACGCACTTTTGGCGTGGGTCACTTGGTTATTAGTTCCGATCCAGAGTTTGAATATGGTATAGGCTACCCAGTGTCTAAAGAAAGATGCGAACAAGCCTTTGAAGAAGACATAGAAATAGTGATAGGTGATTGTAAAAATCTATATGTATTTTTTAATGACTTACCAGAGGAAGCACAATTGATTGTAGCTAACATGATGTTTAATATGGGTCGACCTAGAATGAGTGGCTTTATTATGTTTAAATCAGCTATTGCTGAAAACAATTGGAAGAAGGCTGCAATTGAAATGGAAGACTCAAGATGGTATAAGCAAGTAACAAATAGAGCAAATAGACTTATTGAAAGAATGAAGAACATTGATTGAACCCAGGAGCGGATCATGCCAAGATATGTAGAAATACCTAAAGAAATGAAACCAGTTAAGAAGCCTCAAAAAGAATTACCAAAGGCTGGTCAGTATACTGCAGAGCAATTAGAAAAAGCTGCAAAGATATACTCACCAATAGGAGGTAAGTACTAATGGCTACACAAGGTTATAAAGAAGCAGTTGATGATGAATCCCTCATTAATATAATAGAGCGAGGCGTACAAAATTCTACAGGTGATTGGCTTAATAGTTCTGAATTAGCTAGAGAAAGATTAAAAGCAACCTACGAATATGCAGGTGTACCTGACTATCATCTAGCACCACAAGGTGTATCAACAATAGTAGATACCTCAACTACTGAAGTAGTAGAAGCATACACTGCTGTGCTAAGTGATTTGTTCTTAAACAATCAAAAGTTAGCACGATTTGTACCATATGATGAAACACCTGGCGCCTTTGGCGCAGCTAAAGATGCTAGTAATATAGTAAACTATTGCTTATTTAAAAAGAATAATGGCTGGGAAATCTTACAACAATGGATGAAATCTGCACTATTGTGGAAAAATGCAATATGTCGTTGGGATTATATTACTGATTTTGAATACATCTTTGAAGAATTTGAAGAGATCAGTCAGTCTAAGCTTGATGAAATACTATCAGATGATTCAATGGAGATAGTAGGTAAGCTCGAATACGAGAACAAAGTAGTTGGAGAAGCCGACGGTCTTGGTCCTGAAGTTGAACTTATATATGTTAATGTAAGGGTGCGTAAAAAGATAGATCACTCCAGAGTTAAAATAGAATTAATACCACCAGAAAATTTTCGTATATCAAGAGATGCAACCAAGTTAGAAGATGCTAGTTACATTGGTATTCAAACTGATATGACTAGATCAGAAATAAGAAAGTATTGGCCTGAAGAAACCAAAGGCATTGATTCATGGGATGACATAAACGATAATGATAGCTGGTTAGGCTCAATGAAGTATGCTGAAGATACTGCAGCAAGGAAGCAAGTAACCGGTCAAGAGTACTGGCAAGGCACAAATTCAAATGATGTGATACCTAATGAAGCTAACAGAGATGTAACCATTACTGAATCATGGATGAGAGTTGATCGTGATGGTGATGGTATTGCAGAATTAAAACGCTTTATTACTATTGGTACGCATATACTACTTGAAGAAGATATTGATTTTATTAATCTAGCTTCTATTGTTCCTATTGATATACCGCATGAATTTTATGGTTTGTCAATGGCTGACTTTGCTAGATCCTCAACTTTAGCATCTACTGCTATATTAAGAGGATTTGTAGAGAATACATATCTTACAAACTATTCACCTAAGTTAGCCGATCCAAACGTTGTAGACTTTAGTGCTTTACAAAACATGAAGCCTAAACAAATTATACCAACCAATGGTAACCCACAAGGTGCTGTAGCTGCATTACCTCCTGAGACTATTTCAACAGGTACTGTACCGTTACTTCAACATCTACAGATGATTAAAGAACAAGCAACAGGAATGTCTAAGGCTGCTCAAGGTTTAAATGATACGCTTTATGTATCAGGTAATAGTGAAGCAAAGATGAGTGCTGTACAAAGTGCTGCTCAGAAACGTATACAACATATAGCAAGACGTTTTGCTGAGACGGGCTTTAAGACTTTGATTGCTGGTGTCTACATGACTATGTATAAAAATATGAAAGGTAAGTTACCTTATAATATGCAAGGTGTATATGGTTCTGTTAATATGGAAACACTTCCATCGAAGATGGATGTGGAAATTCATTTAGATATTGGTGAAAATTCTAATTCAACATTAATTAATAAACTTGTAAAGGTTGGTCAAGAAATTTTACCAGGCTTAAACAAACAAGGCGCAGGAATAATTATTAAACCTGAAGCGCCAGCAGTGCTAGCTACTAAATTAATAGAAGCTATGAACTTAGACAGCAATGATTTCTTAGAAGATTATACAACTGATGAATTTAAACAGAAGGCTGCTGAAGCACTTAAGCAACAATCTGAAGCTGCTGCCTTACAACAAGAAGCTACTAAAGCAAAATTAATGTCAGATCTTGAACTAAGTAAAGCTAACATTGATTATACTAATGCTCAAAGTAAGAATACAATGGATGATAATTCGAAACAGCTTGCTGTATCAATTGACAGGCATTTTCAAGAGTGGGCAAATTTAACTATCAAAGCAACTAAGGAAGGTGCACAGTTACCTCCTCATCCTGATTATAGAGATATAATTGGAATGGCAAGAGAACTTTTAAACCCAACACAACCACCTCAGGAACAACCTGTGGAGGAAGAAGCATCACAGGAGATGATTTAATATGGCCCACGTAATAATAGATAGCACTGGCACAGGTGCTGCACAAGCTGGTGGTGGTGTAACAACTACCTCTGGTAATAAAAATATTGTGCTTATAAATGAAACTGATTCAGTTATAACACTAGACATACATGTTGGAGGTGCAAACCACTCTCCAGGATTAGTACATCGGATTGAAAAGAAAGGTTATCTTGATGTAGCTCATATTGGTAATCATGGAGCTGTTACAATGATTAACGTAACAACAGGACATGGTACAGCTGCTCAACTTAATGAGCGTGTATACATGTATCATAAAGTTTAATTATATGGATAAGTATCGCCAGACAGCTGAGACGAAGCTGGGCAACACTAAATCATATGGTAATCATAAAATACATCCCGAAGAATTAGCGCGAAGGGCCCACACTAAGGGTCACTTTGCGGCTAGGGAACGCGATGAATTTTTTGATGAAGTATACGGCGAAGTCTTAATTGACTTTTTTATCGAGTGGCTCAAGACTGAACCACACGAAACTAAATCTCGAGAGTTCCTCTACTCTTCGGCAATGGCACTAGGAAGTGTTAAATCGAAAATGATAAACTTTGAGATGTATGGAAAAAATATTCCACACCTACAGGAGGACGACACTAATGTCAATGAGGGAAATTGATGAAGTTGCATTACTAGATAATGTAGAACTAATGATAAATACTTTACAATATGATTCAATGAGAAGTGCAGGCAAAACTAAAATGAATGCGCCAGCTCTCGTTTCATTATATAATTTAAAAGATGTTTATACTAAACTAATTTCAAAAGCTACACCAAAAAATAAGGAGGTAGTATAGATGGTAAATACCGAAGCAACAATAGACTCTACCCTTAGGGATGACTCTATAGCAGAGGTTGGTCGAACAGAAGAACAATTGCTGGCTGACATTGTACAAAATTCAGATTTTGTAGAGTCTCTACCCGATAAGCAAGTACCCGAGTTAGACCCGGAAGAATCAGAAACAGAAGACCCCGAAGTTCCTGAAGAAGCCGTAAGTGAAGAGGTTGAAGAAGAATCTGAAGAAGAAACAGAAAAAGTCGTGGATGAGGATGATGAGTCTACCCAAGAATCTGCAATTTATGCTGTTGACGATTTAGATATGAATGCTAAAGTTGTTATCAAAGTTGATGGCGAAGAGACTGAAGTATTATTTAGTGATCTTATTAAAGGTTACTCTACTGAACAACATCTTTCTAAAAAGGGTCGAGAACTTGGAGAAGCACGGAAAGGTTTAGATACGGAATACCAAACTAAAGTAGAAGAGATAAATAAATTATCACAAGCTTCTGTTTCTGTTTTGTACAACGCTGAACAAGCCCAGTCCAAAGCTTATCACGAACTTGAAGGTAAAATAGAAACTGCCAGAAAAGATGGTGATAGCTATGCAATTGGTGAACTTAAAGATGAACGCGAAGTAATTCAAAAAGAATATTGGAACGCAAGAAACCAAAGAGAAGCACTTGTTAAGGCGGTTGAAAAGCAAACGCAAGAGCAAACGCAAAAACTATGGGATGAACAATTAGATAACTTTAATAAAGCTATTCCTGATTTAATTCCTGGCTTTGATGAAACTACTGCTAAAAATATTCGTGAATTTGCAATAGAGGAAGGTATACCATCTGAACTATTAGATACTATTACCAGCCCTATCATTGTTAAGTTTGTTGATGATTATAGAAAGCTTAAACAAGGAATTACTAAAGGTACTGCAAAGCGAAAGCAAACTACTGCAACTAAAGTTCCCTTAAAGAAACAGCAAACAGCTTCTAGGAAAAAGAAGACAGCTGCTGATTCATTAAGAAGCAAGACGTTAAGTGGTAAGGCAAGCGATACAGAACAGATGGATTTCCTTAGAGGACTTGCTGAGCGCTCCTTAAATTTATAATATAATACCTTTGGAGGGTAATACTAATGGCTAGTAATCTAGGCGTAAGAGGCGTCGGCGGACCAGCAGGTCCAGCTCGCGCAACGAATAAAGATGTTTCTGAAAGGGAAGATCTTGCTAACTTTATTACGATGATCACAAGGGATGAGACTCCTTTTATGTCATCAATCGGAAAAT